GTGATCCACGATGTTGTCACTGAGTTAGCGAAGCAGGCCCCGATCAAGCAGGTCTGTCAGGCGTTGGACATCAGTCGCTCTGGTTACTACGCAGCGCGTCGCAGAGTCAATACACCCAAACCTATTTGCCAGGACAGCGTGCATGCTCAGGCGGTTTTTCTTGCCAGTGGTCGCACCTATGGCAGTCGTCGTTTGAGTGCAGCCCTGCGTGCCCAGGGCCATGATGTTGGACGTCATCGCTGTCGTACCTTGATGAAAGCCTGTGGACTCAAGGCCTGTTGGCGTCGCAAGTTCGCTCATACCACCGATAGCAAACACCATTTGCCGGTGGCAGAGAACGTGCTCAACCGTCAGTTTGAGCCTGAAGCACCCAATACGGCCTGGGTGTGCGATGTGACGTACATTCGGACCGACAGCGGTTGGCTATATCTGGCCGCTGTGCTGGATCTGTATTCACGTCGCATCGTGGGTTGGTCCATGGCACCGACCATGCCTGCACAGCTGGTGTGCGATGCGTTGAGCATGGCTATTTCGGTTCGCCAACCGGCACCGGGTTTATTGGTTCATTCGGACCGGGGCAGTCAATATGCCAGTGCTGAACACCGGCAATTACTTGAAAACCATGGTCTGGTACTCAGCATGAGCCGCAAGGGTAATTGCTGGGACAATGCCGTGATGGAGCGGTTCTTTCTGAATTTGAAAATGGAGCGTGTCTGGCAGACTCGGTATGCCAACCATACAGAAGCCAAACAAGACATCACCGACTACATCGTTAACTTTTATAACAGTACCCGATTGCATTCAAAACTTGGCTACCGATCACCCGCACAGTACGAAACGCTGGCCAGCCCTGCCGCCCAGTTGCCCGCCTGTGCATAACCCTACCATCTGATCGGCGTGTCCAAAAAAACTTGACCACAACACTCCACGAACTGGACACGGTATACAGCGTTCAGGATATGTGGTGGCTGATTGAAATAATGACCGTGGATAACGCCAACAGAGCCATAGCGGAGAGTGATCATGGCAGCAACGGTAATTGACGCCCTCCTGATTACGCTGGGCCTTGATACGTCTGACTTCCGTAAGGGGCAGAAAGACGTTAGCGACGACCTCAAGAAGCAGCGTGAGGATGCGAAAAAAACTGCCAAGGAAATGGCGGAGCAGGGCAAGAAAGCCGCTTCGTTCTTCAGCAGCATCAAGACGGAGCTGCTGGCACTGACTGGCGTTACCGTCACTGCCGGCGGCCTGATGAGCTTTGTGAAAAGCACCACTTCCGGCCTGATGGATTTGTCGATCCAGTCGAAAGCACTAGGGATGAGCGCTAAAGAGCTTGATGGGTGGGCGAAATCTGCGGAGGCTGCTGGCAGTTCAGCTGAAAAGATAAGCGCAGCATTGCAGGGGTTTCAGGACGCAAAGCAACTGGCTAAGGTCGGGGTGTACGATACGCCAGTGCAGGAAGCTGCAATCCGGCTTAATTCTCTGACCCATGATTCTTTCAATATCAGGGACGACTCAGCACAAACCACGTTCAGGAAAATACTGGATTCGGCAAGGAAGGTTACCGATCCAGATATCCGCCGTCAGATTCTTCAGTTGGTTGGTATTGATGATGCTATCAATCAGCGCAACCAGGAAGGACAATTCCTGCCTGACGTTGATCGCCTGACCAAAAGCTCCGGTATTACAGACGCCTCAACCAAAGGCGCAAAGGAATTTACAGCCGCATGGGCGGAATTAAACCAGAGCCTCGAAACCACAAAAAACCAGTTTTACACGTTCCTTATTCCGTATGTGCGCGACTTTAACGTCGTGCTCCGCGACCTTTCCAACTGGATGAAGTCACATCCTGAGGAGGTGAAACAAAAAGTCGATGCTTTCTTTGGTGCAATTGAGAGCGGCGCAAAGATGGCAGATAAAGCAGCGCAAGAGGTTGGGGGTTGGGAAAACGCGATAAAGCTACTCATCGGCTTAAAGGTTGCGACATGGGTGATGGGAATCACAAAGGCTTTTACTGGATTGTTCGCCCTCACACCGCCTGCGTGGTTTGTCGCTGCCAGTGCTGTGGGGGTAGGGGCTTATCAGAACATATCGAATGCCGCAACCAAAGCAGACCATACTGATTCTCTTTGGGAGTCAATAAAACAGCGCTGGTCTGCAGGTGGTTGGTATAACAACCAGCAAAATATACAAGCTGTATCACCAGAGCAAAGGAAGAAAGATCAGGATGAGCGCTCATTCTGGGAATCAACTAAAAATCTTCTTTCACAGGCTGTGAATGCATTAATCTCTCCTGCAGGGGCAGCATCCATGCAGCCAAATATTGTTGGCGGATACCAGCCAAACGTCCCGCTTAACGCGCAGGCTGCTCGCCTTGGCGCCAAAGGAAGGGCATTTCTTCAGGCAATGGCTGGCGAGTTCGGTGCGCTGGAGGGTAAATACGGCCTGCCTGCCGGGCTGCTGTCTTCGGTAGCTGCTACTGAATCAGGTGGTGACCCGTTCGCTGAGTCGAAAGCCGGAGCAAAAGGCTTGTTCCAGTTCATGCCAGGCACCGCAAAAGATATGGGGCTGAAAGGTCGTGACGTTTACGATCCCCATAAGTCTGCAGAGGCCGCAGCGAAATATCTAAGATGGTTAATGGATGCCACAGGCGGCGATCTGGAAAAAACTCTTGCCTCCTATAACTGGGGACTCGGAAACGTCCAGAAGAAAGGCATGGATAACATGCCGGCGGAAACTCGCAATTACGTCCCTAAAGTCATGGCCGGAATGCGCCCCGGCGCCGGGATGGCCGTAGACCGCGCGATGCCGGGTCAGGCTGGCGGTGTTTATAACTTTTATGGCACCAAAATCACCACCCAGGCCCAGAACGTGGAACAGCTTACCAGCGACATCAAAAAGCACGGCGACAACCGTGTCATGCTTTTGGCTGGCTACTCAGGACAATAACTCATGTCGTTTTCTCTGAATGTCTCGACAGTGCTATCCGCCATTCAGGGAGGAAGCCTGTTATCCGTCCTTAACAGCGCCCTGTCGCCAACTTACCGGATCACCTATAACACCGTTGACGAGTCGCTTTTGACGGCTGCAGCCGGGCAGGAGGTTTTCTCTCCTTCCGGCTGGGTTAGCGTTGATCGCTACGGAGATGCGGCGGTGACTAAGGGGCCGGTAGAAAAGGGCAGGTACACGTCCTACAACAAAGTGAAACAGCCGTCTGAACTCAGGATCATTTTTGCCCTTGAGGGGTGGACGGCTTTTTCCGGGTCACTGCCTAACCTGACCAACTTCTCTCTGCTGAGCCGGAACAATTTCATTCAGAAACTGGATGAGATGAAAAACACGGCCAGCACCTACAACATCGAGACGCCGGACACGGTGTATTACAGCTACGATCTGACCCACTTCGATTATTTTGTGGGGTCATATCGCGGGCAGACGTTGTTGATGGCGAACTGCACTTTCGAGGAGATCATGGACGGCGGGGAGGTCATGCTTTCAAATGCTGTGATTGAAGGGCCTCCGACCAGCAACGCGAAAACCAACAATGGCGCCGCAGCATCAACGCAGGTGATCACTGGGGCAACGAAAGAGGTGACATTGAGCGATGTTAAGAATGCCTGGTCAAGTGCAGATACAACCTTATCAGACGCTCTCCAGACTACCGGGGCGGGGATTGTATCTAACGTTAACTCGGCGGCCGAGTCGGTCTCTAAGTCGTGGGACAGCTATTCTACTGCGGTTTCTAAGCAGATAAAAAGCACCGTCTCCGACTTTCTGGAAAAGGTGATGTGACATGCAGGAAATTAGCTTATCACCGTCACTATCCCAAAAGGTCTATGTCACGCTTGGCGGCCAGAACTGCGCGATCAAGTTACATCAGCGTTCAACCGGGTTTTACGCCGATCTGTATGTCGATGACAAGCCGATATTTCAGGGTGTTCTCTGCCTGAACTGCGTTTACCTGGTTCGGTATAAATATCTGGGGTTCAGTGGCGATCTGGTTTTCGTTGACTCAAAAGGTACAGCCGATCCCTATTACGACGAAATCGGCACCAGATTCAAGCTGTATTATGCGACGAGCAGTGAGGTCGGCAGATGAGTTACAAGGAGAGAGAACTTACCGTATCGTTCACGCTGGCCAACGGTACGTTTGACGGCGACATTGGCGACACCTTGACGGTTAAAGGTTTCAAATGTGAAGCTGCTATATCAGCATTTGGCGGCGCTACCGGCACGGTACTTGAACTTAGCCTCTGGGGACTCTCCCTGGAAAACATGTCAAAGTTGACAACCAACGCGCAAAAGATAGTCGCTTATGCGCAGAACTCAATTGTCGTTCACGCCGGCGACACCCGTGTTTTTTCCGGTTCGATAACATCTGCCAGGATTAACCTGAATCAGATGCCGGATGCGCCGATTGAGATAACCGCGGCGGCGGCCGGCAGGGAGCGCCTGATCCCATGTGAGCCTACATCCATTCGCGGCGATGCTGATGTTGCTGATATGATTCGTGCTCTTGCCTTTAAGGTTGGATTAAAGTTCGTTAACGTGGACGTTAAGGCTACTCATCGAAATCCATATTTCGATGACAATGCAATAATTCAAATATTAAAAATTGCGGCGGCACATGATATCTCTGTTGACATAGATTTTGGCACTGTAACAATTTATACAGGTAAAACACCGTCTGATTCAGTTGTTCCGTATATTTCTCCGGCCACTGGGCTTATTGGATACCCAATATTTTATGAGATGGGGATTAACTTTCGCTGCATTTACTCTCCATCTCTGAAACTGAATACCAAAATCATCCTTGAGACTGACCTTCCACACGCGAGCGGGGAGTGGGTGGTGCAGGCGGGGACTACCCACTATCTGTCCTGTAAAGTGCCTGGTGGACTTTGGGAGACGTTTGTTGTGGCATCTCCGATATCTGTCGTCGGAGGGGGAAATAATGGCAACTAACCAAAAGGCTTCTGATATCTCCTGTCAGGGTAACGCGATCTTGTCCCTTATAGCCACGGCATCAAAGGGCAATGTTTTTGCTGATATTGTTCTGGTTAAAGATGTTGGTGATGGCGTTATGACTGTGCTACCTCTTGTGAGTGGCGCGAACGTTTCCGGGGGGGAGATTAAATGTCAGGAGGTGTATGACATTCCCTTCATTAGGTATCAGGCCGGGAACAGCGCGGTAAAAATGACGCCCCGCATTGGCGATATTGGTCTGGTAATCGCCTGTGACAAAGATACAACCAATGTCAGAGTATCAAGGCAAAGTGGGCCACCACCAACTCAGCGGCGCCACTCATACTCGGATGCTGTTTACATCACTGCCATCGCTAGTTTGAACGATGAACCCACGGAGTTCGCTGAGTTTACAGGCAACGGCATAAACATACAGAGTCCTGGAGTGGTTGACATCAATGGCTTGAAAGTCCACCCAGATGGGAAACTTGAGCTTGTCGATGGTTCTATCGTTGATGGGCAT